CTTAATTAATAAGTCTGTAAATGCATCACCCACGGTTGAAGTTGGACTATCTACAAAGTCAACAACACGGAAAGCAATAGTTGCTGTTGCCGCTGTTGTAGCGTCTACTGCCATTGTAGAATTACCAGTGGTAGTATCGCCTGATGTTGTAGCATTTGGAGCGGCAGGGAAGTGAGTGTTCTCACCTAAACCTGCTTGAGTCACTTGTGCGTCCGCTTGTGCTTGATAGACTACATCTGGGTCGTCAATAATATATGCTAAGGCATCTGATGCTATTGTGCCTGTTGGCCAGCTTTGTCTAAACACTACTGTGCCTAGATTTGGGTCTGTGTAGGTACAACCTACAAAAACACCAATAACACCAACTGGAAATGGGTCACCGTTAGTACCTTGGTCTCGAACAATAACAATTGCTCCAGCGGTGTTAATTGCAACAACCGATCCATTAAATATATTTTCTGCTAATCCAGAAGCAATCGGTAATAAGCGCGTAGAACCCGCGTACGGGGTACCGCCTATATGGTTTACTGCTCTAAGTCCGTAAGGACTGGCTGTAGTTGCCATGATTGTTTCTCCTATTTATTTTTTGCCCTTTCCAAAACTCTGACCATTTTCTTGACCTTCAGCAAACTTAGGCATACGAGGATCATTTTGATTCATGTATGACTGGTCAACTGCTTCAGTCTGTGCTCTTGTTTTTTCATTTACAAAAGCTTGTCTTTGGTCCATCATTTCTTGAGGAGCTTTACATAATAATAGACCTCCAATTTCTATGCCTTCTTTAAATTGGCTATTGGGGTCTGCTTGTAATATGACTTCTGGGTGTTCCGAATGCTTCACCGGTTCCCAGCCTTCACGCATTTTTGAAGACACGTTCCTGTTATCAGGCTCATTCAATAAAGAAACTCGAATCCAACGATAGGCCCATCCAGCTTTTTTAGTAAACTCTGGAAGGAGTGAGGCAGGTTGCCATTTTTTTGCTACGTCTTCTCTTACTTCAGTATCTCTTGATTCTCTTTTAATTGCCTTATCCATTTGCGTTCTCCAATTTAATCATTTCTCGTGCATATTGTTCCGGTGTTAACTTAAGCTTTTTAGCAAAAGCAACTTGTGTCTTAGAAAGACGTACTTTTTTTGGCGCGGTACTACGCGTTGCCGGTGCAACTACATTCGAAGGTTTGCGTTGGGCGGGTCTATCCGGTTCCAACGAAGTTTCCCCAAAATTTTCAGGGAATCGTTTTTGCATCGTTTCATCTATACGACGATAGTATTCGTCAGAAGTAGGACTTAAGCCACTCCTAACTAATTTTTCATGTACTCCTAAAGCCAATGAAGTCATTTCTTCATCTTTACCAAACCAAGTATTTGTATCTTGCCATGCTTGCGCTTTTGCATCTGGTTTAGCAACTTGAGGTTGTACTTGTTGTTGATTAGACTCTACACTATTTTCTGGTATTTGTGAAGTAGTATATTGAGGCTTTAATCCACTAGCTTGCGCTAGTTTCATTTGAGCACTATTCATTGCTCCTTGAGCTTCAACTATTTTCTCTGTATCTCCACTTTCATAAGCTTCTTTATAATCACGTTTAGCCATATTAAGATCAGTTTCAGAGGCACTGACTAAAGTCTTAATATAGTCTTCCTCACCTGTGCTTAGTGTAGTCTGTAGCTTTTTGTTTTCATCTGCTACTTTTTGTGCGTAAGTAACGGCTTCTTGTCTTTCTCTTTCAGCTTTTTCTTTCTCACGTCTTTCATCATGATGCATTTTTTTCAATTGCGCCATGCGTTGTTTAACACGTTCAGAATATCCTTCTAACGTATCTCCCTCTACCTCTTTTACAATATCGTCAGGTAGTGGTTCTTTACCTCGATCTTCAGGAGGAGTGTCATCTTCTTCCTCTATAAACAATTCTTCTTGTTTAGGTTTTTGTTCTACTCTTTCAACATCTGCTGTAGACTTTTCAACTTTTCCTTCTTTTTTATCTTTGTTTAAATCTACCTCTAACTCTTCGCCTTCCATTTCTAATTCATCAGGCACTTCATTAATTATTTCTGCCATCTTTGCTCTCCTATGCGCGCTCGTAGCCACGTGGATCATCCACTATAGCTTCAACCGTGTCGTCGTTAATAATGCGGAATTCTTTTCCGTGAATTTTGATTCTAGTACCTGCATAAGCTCTAGTAATAACGAAGTCTCCTTCTTTACACCATGCTCCTGTTGGAAATCTAGCGTCGTCTTGATAAGCTAAATCTCCTAGCTGCATAACAAATAAGACCACTGTTGCATGCTCTTGTAATTGTTTTACAGAATCTGATTTAATAATTCCACCTTCATAAGTATCTTCTGCTTCAGGTACCATACATAATATGCGATATCCTTTAACGTCAGGTAACTGCGTAGTTAGTTTAGCTAGTGCTTCTTCTTCGCTAACTTTTTTTCCGTCAGTGGTTTTAGTATTTTTAGTTTTAATAGGTGCTCCAGAGCTGGAGACTATTGTTTTGTCTGGGGTGGCTATAGTCATTTTTTACCCCCTATCTTTACAACACTATCTGTAGGAGTGGATTCAAAATCTTCCTCCTTTTTTTGATGCACTACTAGTATATCAGCAATCATCATTTGAACTGTATCAAAACCTCTAATCTGTCCACATGCATGTTGATAACCTGCAAGGTCAGCGGTGCCTCTAGCCATATCTTCTGTTAATTCGTTGCGTCTTTCTTTTATCTGGCTGGATAAAAGCATAAGCGTTTCTTTCTCTATCATGTTAATCCTTTATGTTAGTTAGTGTCATCCTCATCTTTAGTTACATCTATCTTGGTTTTGTCTCTTAACTTTTGCGTATGTGCAATAGTCTCGTTACGTAACCTAGATTCTTCTGAGCGTAAAGCCAAATCTTTTTCTTTGTTGATTGCTTGTGCTCCTAATTTAGCTCCTTCTAAAACTTCTTTAGTCGTTATATCTTTTTGTTGCATTTCAGCTTCAGCTCCAATTTTAGCTCCTGCTATAGATTCAGTAGACTTGATTTTAGTTTGTGCAAGCATTACATCTTTCTGTACTTCTACAGTTGCTTTCTGTTTATCCAGTTCTAGTTTAGCTTTATCCAGTTCTATATCAGCCATCATTTTCTGAGCTTTAGTTTTAGCTTCTTCTTGTTTAATCTGAAGCTCTTGCTGTTGCATCTGTAATACAGGGTCTTGAGCTTGTTTCTGTCTTTCTTCTTCAGAAGCTTTTAGGCTACTGTCACCTAGAACTTTTGGTGCAGCTTCTGCTGTTAATCTAGCAACTTCGTTTTCAATATCTATTGGTAATGGTTCATCTATCGGTGGAAGTGGTACACCTAGTTTGTTCTCAATTTCTAATCTATATTGGAAAGCAATGTGTTCTGCAATATGAGCTTCCATAGCCGCTTGTATCATTCCTGCTTTTGTACTTTGTCCTACTAGCTTTCTAATTAACGGATCATCAGTGAATGCCATATGAACTGCAATGTGTGCTTCGTGGTCTTGGTCAAGAAATGCTTTAACAGGTTTACCATTTATAATATTCATATTTTCTGTGACAGGACCTAGCTGTTTAATATCATCTTTATTAGGAATAAGTTTCTCTGCATTCTTAACTCCTAGTACATCTAACATCTGTCTATTGAGTTCTGGTAAGTCATATATATCTGGATTCTGTTGAGCCATTTGCATAACAGCTTGATACTGAACAACCTTCTGTGCCATCGTTGCAGCATTAGGGTCAGCAACAGGAATAAGATTAACTTTATCGTAGTCAGCTTGTTTAGCACCTGGTGTTCCTGATGCAGGATCATATTGATAGTCTGGGTCTGTGTAGTCTTTAATTAATGTCTTAAGTAATCCAAACTCTTTTTTCATTGAGTAGTAGATACGAGCATTAACTGCCGACATTACTTTGAGTGTTCGTTCTAGTATAGCAAGAGTAGAACCTACTGGAGAATTAGCTGACATATCCGATACTTTCATATCTGCAGCAGAAGCAAAGCGTCTACCTTCATCAATAATTTTATCCATTAGAGCAGCAAGTACTTGACTTGGCTCTTTATATGGTAGAGGCATTAGGTTATCACGGATAGTTCCAGACGGTGCATCAACATCACGCCACTCTGCTGGTCCAATTGGTGTATCATCACCTTTAATACGTAAGCCTCTTGCTTTAAATCCACCTGGGAGATTGGACAATGTTCCTGCGTCTACTAACTGTCTTAATAACATTGTGCCTGATTTTGAAAATCCACCAATCAGATGTATTAGACCAAAGCAATAAAATCCAAACCCTGGTATATAACCATAGTGAACAAAATGTTCACGGCGTTTTTTTATATCATCATCTTGATTCCAATTACGTCTAATTGCTAGAATCTCTGTAGTGCCCTTATCAATAGTAACAACGTAAGGTAATGCTATTCCTGTTTTTCTATTCCCATCTTTATCTTCATAACCTTCTAAGTCAAGGTTAACATTCATCTCTAGTATTTTATATCTATCATCATTAGTAGCATCAAAGCCCATCTGTTCTGCAATTTTTTTCTCAACGCTATCTAAGTCATAATCTGCTTCACCTAAATCTATATCTTTATAAAATCCTATTTCTTGTAGTGTATGAATTTCTTGTTTTGTTTTACGCATTACATGAGTTACACGTTCGGCTGTTTCTAAGTTAGATGCACCGTAAGGTACAACCATATCTTCAGCGGGTACAAATAGTGATACTTGACGTTCTAGTGCTGGATCATAATAGACTTTCTTAAATGCATTACCCGCTAAACCTAGTCCCCATAGCATTCTTTCATGTTCAGGTCTGTACTCAGGCATCATATCCATGAGTTGATAATTCATATTCTCTTGAACTCGTGCTGCTGACTCTAAACACTCAGGTGTTTCTTTACCAATAATAGAAGTCTTCACAGGGCCTGCAGCTGGAAAGGTTTCCATCATTGTTTCAGCTTGGAATTTAACTAATGCTTCAGAGAGTAGTGGGTGGTAAACAGCACATGCGCCTTCCCACGGTTCAGTACGTTCTTCTATTTTAAGACCAAGAAGTTCTAGACCATCAACGTAAGTTTCAAGCCAGTCTTTTCTAGAGTTTATATCATTAGAAAAATCTTCAAGTAAATCCGAGGATAGTTCAGCTAGATATTTTTCGTCTAATTCTTCAGCTAGGTTTTCAGAAAACGTTTCGTCATCCATTCTATCTGGATCAATAACTATCTCAGCATCACCAATACCAATAGTAACTTTTTCTGGGTCTTCTATTTCTATTTCAATAGCTTCTTCTGATTCAGCTACTTCTTCAACTCCCATTGGAGCTGCGTATAATCCTTTATCTACGTCTGCCATAATTTTATCCTTTAGCTCTTTTTTTCGCTGCTTGTGATAGATCTTTAAAATGCACTAACTTTTTTGATGTTTTGGTGTGGGTTTTATTTGTGTGTAAGGTGCCATCTTTCATCTTATGAGATGAACCTTTATGCTCTTTACCATCTTTTGTATAATGCTTAACACCCTTCATAACCTATCTCCTTAATTATACTGCATAATATTTTTTATGGTTTCTGCCTCTAAACATCTGTATATCATCTTCTTCATCATTTGGCAAGCGAATAAATCCACCCTGCCGAAACCTTGCTAGAGCCAGCGTTGTAGCATCAACTAAGTCATCATTTTTACCTGATGGAAAATCGTTGCATTCTTCAATAACCTCATGCGCCCAGCGTCTGTCTGGCG